GTTTCCCAGTCACGATCGAAAAGGCGTTTGTTGGCTTTCCCAAAATCAAAATAATCAACCTTCATTGATGATTACAAATGGTGGAAGTAACCAACGGATCTCGACAGATGGAATAGATTATTTATTAGAATCTATTAATAGACCCGATAAATCAGCCGCTTTTTTTGTTAGACAAGATGGTCATTTATTTTATGTGTTAACTTTTTTTGACGCATCTGATAATGTATCATTAATGTACGATTTTAATGCTCAGCTATTTTTCCATTTATCAGATGAAAATTTAAATTATTTTCCCGTACGCCAAACAATTTATTTTAATGATAAAACTTATTTTGTTTCTATCAATGATGGCAGTATTTATGAGTTATCAACTGATTATACAACTTATAATTATAATGTTGATCCAAATCGTCAAGGAGAAATGATACCTCGAAAAAGAATTTGTAAATCGGTTAGAAAAACTGACAATGAACGTTTTCGGGCCGGTTTATTTTCATTTTGGTTAGAACAAGGTGAAACGGATATCCCATTATTAAATATTGATTCGGGCGTTATTTGTGATGGCCTTCTCATTACAGAAGAGGGCGACCAAATGATTAGCGAAAGTGGTGATAATTTAATTACCCAAGATGCTGTTTGTGCGCCAAATTTAAATCGAAATGCAGTTGATTTATCTTTTTCTAAAAATGGGAATGCATCTTTTAGCAATCGTGTGCGTAACTGGTTAAACGCTGAAGGTGTTTATCAAAATCAAATTGAATGGCATAGATTGGGTCAAGCCAATGAGATGACATTGCAGCTTGAATTTTGGGGTTTGCAACGATTTGTTGCACAAAATGGCGTCTTGGAGATTTATTAATGGCGATACCTAATTTACCGACATTTTATTCTATGAAATACACCGATAAAGAAGGCAATTTAACTTCGGATGCATCTTTATATAACGACCAAACATTTCAATCGTTAAATGCTGTTGTTAATAATTTCAACAATGGAATGCAAATGCCAGGATATACCACGGCAGAAATTACAGCGCTTGAACCGAATGCCGATATTGGCACTATGTGGTTCAATACTGATTTAGCCAAATTGCAAGTAAAAACGGCATCAGGCACAATAGAAACTATCAGCAGTTCGTGACTGTTTAATAGAAGGAATTTGATATGGCTTTTGGAGCAGGATTAGGATTATTAGGTGGGGGCGCACTTGCTGGTTTAGGTGATTTATTTGGTTTTGGTGGTGATACTAATCCTGCTGATGCAGCAATGCCCTATTTAAATCAAATTGCACCTATGCTGCAACAATATATGAGCCCTTATATTTCGCAGGGTCAAACAGCATATGGCCAAATGGAAGGTCCATTATCGCAAATGACGAGTAATCCTACTGGTTTTATTAATAATATAATGAACCAATATCAACCTTCTCAGCAATTTCAAACGCAAAATCAAGCGGCGCTTAATTCGGCAGCTAATACAGCAGCAGCGGGCGGTATGCGCGGAAGTGTTCAGGATATTGACAATAGCGCTAACATTACGAATACATTAATGGGTCAAGACATGCAAAATTGGCTTAATAATGTTTTGGGCGTACAAGGACGAGGTTTATCTGGTGAACAAGGCTTATATGGTCAAGGGTTAGGAGCTGCGAGTGGCTTATCAAGTGATTTAGCCAATTTAATGAATGAACAAGGCTCATTAGCGTTTCAAGGCCAAGAGCAAAACAATATGAATAATCAAAACTTATTGCAATCCTTAATGAGTATGGGCGGTTTTTTAGCCGGCTCTGGATTTTTATAAGAGGTAATTATGGCGTTTCAAACAATCGATTATGCAGCAATTGCGCCTCAGCCAAACCCAGCTTTGACTAATTTAATTCCAGCGTTGGTTGAGGGATATCAAGCGTCTCAGCTGCCTACACAAATGCAAAATTTAGAACAAGGCCAACAATTGAAAAATGCCTTAAGTTCACTCCAAATAAATGCTTTTCCTCAAGAATTAGCAAATTTAACACAGAGTGATAAATTGAAAAATGCTTTGATGCAAGCGCAAACTCAGCGTCTTATTCAGCAAGCAAATTCTCCTACAGGCGGCCAAAATCCAGGCGGTCTTATAGGTCAAGGGCTCGCAGTACAACAAATTGTTAACAAATATGGTGCTAATAGTCCGCAAGCACAAATTGCTCAACAAGCCTATTTGACTTCTTTAAAATCACAACAAGCAAAAACTGCTTTAGATTTCGGGTTAGTTGCGGGAATGCCTAGACGTTATGCAAGCCCAACAGGAAAACTACAAATGGAAGAAGCCAATGAACAGCAAGGATTGCCACCGGCCTATATTCCAGGAATTAGTACCAGTTCTCCTGCTTCAAATTTAGGACAAAGTGCGCCAAATCAAGCCATCGGAAGCCAAATCATGCCGAATCAAGCCAATCTTGTGACACAAAATGCACAAGGAGGGGGACAAATTGCTCCTATCCTTACCCAAAATGTTCAACAACAAAATCCTCAGCAGCAGAATTTAAATCAAACCCAATTGGCGCTTTTAAAAAATATTAGCGACCCTGCAACGCGGCAAAAGATTTTGTATGCAGATAATATCGAAAAAACCATTGGGATGATTAATCCTGACGATCTCACTCAATATGCGGGAGCTCCAGGAGCCCTTGAATTAAAAAAACAACAAGCGTTAGCGCCGTTTGGTTTAGAATCTCCCAATTATGATAGATATCAAAATGCACTAGCATTAACAAAACTTCTTGCCCAGCATGTTCGTCAATTCAAAGGCGATTCAATTGTGCCTTCAGAAACGGCGGCTTGGCAAAATATGACAAATCCAACATCGTGGTCTAGTAATCCAAAATTAGCTAAACAGCAATATGAGACATTGGTAGCAAATTTACAAAAAGAAATGCCTGTATTCAGAAGCGGTCTTACCAACCCTCAAGTTTATACCGCCAATTCTTCTGGAACGACATCAGTTTCTACGCCATCATATTCTGATGATGATATAGCCTATACAGCAAAAAAATACAACATGACTCCAGCGCAAGTACGAAAAATGTTGGAGAATCAATAATGCCAACTGACTTATTCGCAAAATATGGCATAAATCCAAATAGCGCAAATGATAGTGGCGCACCCGTTGATTTATTTCAAAAATATAATATTAATCCAAATCCTTCAACTTGGGATTTAATTAGTAGCGCATTGAGAAATTTAGCAACGCAAACAGGTCAAGCCGCTAAACAAGTTGTAACCCATCCATTGCGTGCAATTGAAAATGTGGGAGCTGGTGCTGGGGAAGGTTTAGAAAGTTTGGCAAATTTGCCTCATACTTTAGCAGCGCAACCGACAAGTGAATTATCAAATATTTTAACAGGAGGTGTAACAGGACTTGCATCTCAAGTTGCCGGAAAACCAGCGCTTCAAGCGGCAGGAGAACAACTAGCGTCTAAAATTCCTACTGTGCCAAATCTGGGTATTGAACAAGCTATGGGATTAAATAATGTGCAGCCTGGAGACCCATTATTACGTGGTATTGGCTCTTATTTGCCTTTTGGCGCAATTGGTGGGGAAGCAGGTGGTTTAGAAGGTACGTTATCACGAAGTGGTGCCGCTGGATTATATGGAGCTGCCAATCAGCAAAACCCGTTAGCGATGGCTTTATCTAGCGCAGGATTAGAAGGATTAGGAGGTATGGTTGGAAAAGGCATAAGTGCTCTTACTTCTCCCAAAGAAGCTTTATTAAATACCGCTACCAGTTTATTAAAAACAAATTTGCCCGCTGATGAATTAAAGCAAAATTTAGCTTTAACACAAGGAACCCAAACTGGATTGGGAAATGTAATGGGTTCTCCTTATTTGAAAAAGTTTCAAGAAAACATTTTACCTAATATTCCTTTTTCAGGTGCTTCTAATACGATGCAGACTAATGCGCAAAATGTTATTAACCAAGGTGAAAATTTAGTTAATAATATTGTTGCTAATAAACCGCCTGAAGATTTAGGTCAAAATTTACAAGATGCTTTAATAAAAGCAGCTAATAAAGCGCAACTCCAAAAACGAGAAAATTATAAAAATGTAGAAAATTTAGCTAGCCAATCTGGTTTACAAGTAGGCCGAGATAATCTATCTGGAGTCGCTAAAGATTATTTAGATAATATTAATGAGAACCCAGAATTATCGCGTTTAATGCCTCAAAATGTAAAAAATGATTTACAATTTTATGCTAAAAATATTACTCCTACTGAAAGTTCTTCTACTTTAAAAAACAGTAATATTTTGCGCGGAAAATTAGGTGATGAAGCTAATAACAATTTTACTAATGGTAATTTATATGAATATAATATCTACCGTGATTTAAAAAATGGCTTAGATCAAGATATTCAAAATTCTATTAATAATAGTGATAATCCAGAAATAAAATCAGCATATAATAACGCACAGAATTTTTATCAAACTCAAATTGCTCCTTTTGAGCTACCTCAAATTGTTAAATATACGCGCCAAGGAGGTGACCCAGACACAATTTTAAACACATTCTTAAAAACTGGAAGAAAAAGTGATAGAGCCAATTTATTAAATTCATTAATGAGCAAATTGCCAGAATCTGATAAAAATTTAGTCCCTTATGCATATTATTCCAATGCTTATGATAAGGATGGAAACTTTAACCCAAATACATTTCAATCACTTCATAATGCTTTAGGTAATCGACAAAAAAATGTTTTAGTTCCTGACGAAGATGTGCGAAATCAATTAAATAACTATTCAAAATTAGTTCAATTAAATCAAAAACCGTTATATTTAATGGCAAACCCTCCTACGGGGCAGCAAAATGTACAACCTCTCATTTCTGGTTCCCTGGGGGCGGCCGCTATGGCAGGTCATATTCCAGGTGTGTTATCAGCAATAGGAAGCGCAAAATTAGCAAATAAGTTACTTACTTCTGAAAATTTAAGAAACGCATTAGTAAATCAAATGTTAAAAAATCAGCTTGCTAAAGAAGTTACAAAATCTGCACTCTCAAGTACAATTGCTCGCAATTTACCCAGAGCTGTAATACCATTAAGTGTGCAACAACAACAAGGACAGTCTTGATGGCTTTGGATGACCGATATTTTATAGCAGTACCTTTAAACCAATATTTTGTGGACAAAGATACGGGTTTACCATTAGCTAATGGAACGATTACTTTTTATCGCGATGTTTCACGTACAACGCCAAAAGCTGTTTTTCAATTAACTGGAACCCCTCCTAATTATCAATATACTGCTCTTCCTAACCCCATCACATTGTCATCAGCTGGAACAATACAAAATGCAACTAATGACAATGTGATTTTTTATTTTTTCCCTTATGATGAAAATGGGAATGTTGATTTATATTATATTGAATGTAAAAATTCGGGGGGTACGCTTCAATGGACGCGCGAAGGAATTCCAAATTTAACCGCTACTAACAATCCAACTAACGATCCATTTCCGTTGGTAAATCAAATTGCTAATCCACAATTTAGCCGAGTTTTTATCAATGAAACTGTGAGCATGACGTATAGTGCAACAGCAGCCACTGACCAAGTTTTTTCGTTAGCGCCTGATTGGGATTTTGTGATTAGTGGAACCGGCACAGTTGATGTGCAACAAGTGGCTATCGCAGGAAATGAAAATGTAGTCACAAGTCCTCCATACGTTTTAGATGTTACAGTTTCAAATGGAATTACCTCATGTCTTTTGAGGCAACGTTTTGCAGCCAATTCAGGATTATGGGCAAGCACAGCAAATCAGCAGATATTTTTAGCTGGTACTTTTATTGCTCGAAATGAAAATTCTGGTTCTACAGGATTAGACTTATTTTATGTTGATTCGACAGGTTCTTCGCCAATTACTATTGTGAGCGCTACTTTTGATAATAGTGGATATACTGTTCAAACAGGTGCTACTGCCAGTGCGATTCCGCTTTCTACTGATACTAATACAGGAGAAGATGGATTTATTGATATTTATTTTTCTTTCTCGCCTAGTTCACATATTCGCATTAGTAGTGTACAAGTTGTTCCAACATTATCAGATGCAGGTGCCGATTTAATTCAATATGACACCCAATCATCAAACCGTGAACAAGCTTTGATGGGTGATTATTTTATACCTAATTTAGAGGCCAAAAGAATTCCTAGCTTATTAACCGGATGGGATTTTCCAGTTAATCCGGCACAATTTGGAGCAACGGGAAATATTACTACGACAGCGGCTTATATTTGGGACCAAACTATTGGAGATGCGGCTACCTCTAATGTAGCTTATGCTCGAAGCGCAGTAACTGGAGGTCTTCAATTAACTACTACAGGCACTAATGATGCATTTTTTATTATGCAATATCTTGATCCCATTCAAGGTAAAGATTGGGTAACAAGTGCATTATCAGTAAAAGTTGAAGCATTTAAAGGAAGTGCGGGTGATGATGTCACGATGCAAGTTTATTTAGTTCGTGGAAGTAGCGCTGCAGCTTATCCTACACTGCCGACTACTATAGGAACTGTTGCTACCGATGGTACTTTTACAGTAAGCGCGGCTAACTGGGAATTAATTACAAGAAGCGGTTTAGATACTGCGCAAGCGACATTAAATTCAGTAGCTACCAATGACCAATTAGCAAATGATAATACGTATTCTTTTAGCGGTTGGCAAATGACAGATGCCACTGATTTAGGTGATACTAATAAATTAGCTATTATTATTACATTTGCTTATCCAGATGCTTCTACAGTTATTACTGTTGATTCTGTGGGATTATGTTTGGGCAATATTCCGAGTCTGCCAGCGCCACAAACTCCATTAGAAGCTTTGCGCTCATGTCAGTTTTTTTATGAAAGTAATTACCCGTTGACAGTCGCACCTGGAACAGCGACGGCTTCTGGCATTGCAAGATTTCAATTACAAAATATTGCCGGTCCAGATCGTGACTGGGAAAC